TACAGCAGTGCAACAATCCGTAGCAGTAGCATTGAGTTCATATAATTTATATAAAATTACAATTCCTACTTCTTCATTAACATCATTACCGAACTTTAATATCAATGCTTTAAATACTGGAAGTAATTTACAAACTATTACTTTATTCCCAAATAGTGTAAATGGCGTAGATTATTTTAGTAGTTTAAATCATATCACTGGAAGTGATTTAATAGTATTCGCAAACCGAAGTGCATTAACAACCACACAGTTATCTAATAATACCTGGAATACATCATTAGGATATTGGGCAGCAGCAATTCCATTTACTGAAATACAATATCCTTTTATATCTTCTAGTATTTCTTCAACAATATCTACACAAACATATCCTGTTGTTACGGTACTTACATCATCATATGACGTGACATTTGCAGATTATAGCTATGCATCTACTCCTTGGATTACGTCAGGACAGATATTAGGTGTTGGCGTATCATATTCAACTCAAAATTTATTTAAAGCTCATCATTTATCTGATGGTACTGATACTAATACAGATGTTAAAATATCTATTACAAACTTAAGAGAATTTTCTTCTGGTAGTTATTCTACATTTGATTTATTAGTTAGATCATATTCTGATACAGATAATAGACCTAATATATTAGAACAATATAGAGCTGTAAATTTAAACCCTGATAGCCCGCAGTATATTGCTCGTGTAATTGGAGATAAATATAAAGAATTTGATACAGTAACTAACAAAGTAGTTGAGTACGGCAATTATGCTAATATATCTAAGTATATTAGAATAGAAATGGATTCTGCAGTAGATTCAAAAGCTGTAAGCGAAACTTTATCACCTAGAGGATTTAGAACGTTAAAGCAAACTTTTATTGGATTTGCAAATGCAAATATGGTTGCCCCAGTATATTCTACATCACAAAACGGACCAAATAACTCATATACCGGCAATAAGTTCTTAGGATGGGAATTTGGACAGTTAGATAATGTAAATTATTTAAAAGCAATTCCTACTTCTGCTTCTGTTGAAATTCCATCATTAGCTCCTGATTTTATAGTTGATAATTATACAATGCCAATTAATTCTGGAATTCAATATAATGGTATGCTAGATGCAAGAGTTGATATTACAGGAGTAACAGGACCTACACCTACAAATGTACAATTTACAGTTCCTTTACAAGGTGGTTCAGATGGTATGACTCCTGCGAAAGTAAAATTAAGCGGAGGAAATATTACTGCTATTAACTCTTTTGGATATAATTTATCTACTGCGACATCAGTAGGCTCTGTTAAATATACAGATGCTTTAGATACATTAGCAAATCAAGATGAATATGATATTAATGGTATATTTGCACCTGGCGTAATTAAAAGATTACATCCATATGTTGCAGAATATATGATTTCTACAGCAGAAGATCGTCAAGATGCATTTACTATTGTAGATGTTGGAGCTTATAATGATAGTATTGCAACAGTAGTAAATCAAACATCTGATATGGATACTAATTATGCTGCTACATATTATCCTTGGATGCAAGTATTAGATACGACAATAAATAAACCAATATGGGTACCACCTAGTGTATTAATGCCAGGAGTATTAGCATTTAATGATTCAGTTTCAGCTGAATGGTATGCACCAGCAGGTTTAAATAGAGGAGGTATTACAGATGCTATTAATGTAACGACAAAATTAAGTCATTCAGAAAGAGATACATTATATGAAAACAATGTTAATCCAATTGCTTCGTTTCCTGGTCAAGGGATTTGTGCTTGGGGTCAAAAGACTTTACAACAAAGACCTAGTGCATTAGACAGAATCAATGTAAGAAGATTATTAATTACAGTTAAGAAATATATTGCATCGACATCTAGATTTTTGGTATTTGAACAAAATACTGCTGCTACTAGAAACAGATTTTTAAGTATAGTTAATCCTTATTTAGAATCTATTCAACAGCGTCAAGGATTATATGCTTTTAGAGTAGTAATGGATGACACTAATAATACTCCAGCAGTAATTGACAGAAATTTATTAGTAGGCGACATTTATTTACAACCTTCTAAGACTGCGGAATTTATAGTTATTAACTTTAACTTAACTCCGACAGGAATGGAACTTCCAGCATAGTTAATAAAATAACTTTCGATTTTATAAAGCAGCTCTATATCTAAAAAATATAGGGCTGTTTTTTTCTTTATATGATATTTATTATAAAAAATAGATGGCAAAGAAACCAGAAAAAAAAGGCGCTACCGCAACAAGGGCATTTTTTAAACAATCAAAAAGAAAGCGCCCTGGTATTGTTTCGAAGAAAAAGTCGAGCAAAAATAAACAATCAAAGCACTATAAGAAAAGATATAAAGGTCAAGGAAGATGAAAAGTATATTGTTAGAGAATTTAATCAAAGAATGTCTTGAAGAAATAGAATCTGAAAAAACAATGTGCAAAGAATGTGCCATTAAATTTCTTCAAGAACTTAAAGCCAATCCTATATTAGGAGAAGCTGAATATAAAGGAAGAAAAGTTTCATTAGGAAAACCATTCTTAACTCCAGATGGTCCTAAAAAACGTTCTGTATATGTAAAGAATGAAAAAGGTAACGTAGTTAAAGTTAACTTTGGCGACCCTAACATGAGAATCAAGAAAAACATTCCTGCTAGAAGAAAATCATTTAGAGCACGTCATAAGTGCGATACAGCTAAAGACAGAACATCGGCTCGTTACTGGAGCTGCCGCGCCTGGTAAACAAATATAAACAATAAAATATTATGCCATATTCATATCATAAAGACGGCGACAAATATGTCGTTACTAAAAAAGATACCGGTAAAGAAGTCGGTCGTACTAAAGGTACAAAAGAAGCATTAAAAAAATACTTAGCAGCATTACATATAAATGCTAACGAAGGTAAAATTAATACTATGAAAAAATCAGAACTAACTAAAATGATTCAAGAAGTCATTAAAGAAGTAATATCAGAACAAATGTCTTCTAATAAAATAACCGAAGCTTATGTACCTGATAACATTAAAAAATTTGCCAAAAGAAAGGGAGTATCTTCTTTAGTTAATACAGTAGCTGGATGGGCAGAAAAAGCTGGCAAACGTATTACAGGCGGTACTGCTATTGGAAAAGATTATAGTACATTAATATTAGATATGGGTTATCAAACAGCTGATATTTATATTGATACAGAAGAAGGGACAATTGAATTATATGGCGAGCCAGTAAGAAACTTTAACGAATTTAAAAAAGTATGGCTTGATCAAATGACTGCAGATGAAATGGAAAAAGATGATAATCAATTTCGTAGAGAAACAGGTGTCGATGAATCAGCAGATTATGACACAGCAGTAGCATTTAGATTAGTTGCAAAAGATAACAGAGAAGCAGCATTAGCCGCACTTCAAGCTGAGATAAATAAAATTACTGGTGTTGGTGGAAGATTTTCTAAAGTAAAAGTAACTGTTATTCCATCAAAAGGAAATCCTCAAGATATTATTATTAAATTAAATGGACCTAGCGCATTTTCAATGGGCAAAGACATTACTGCTAAAGATAAAACTAAAGCATATACAAACCCTGTTATCAGAAACAATTTTAGTAAAGTATCTCCATATACTCCTCAATTAACTAAAATATAATATCTGTATATTTCTACTATAACGAACAATAATCTTATATTATGGAAAGTATATTAAGTATCGTATCTAGTTCATTACCGGCGTTCTTAACCGGTGTATTAGGGCCTGTTGCTATATTAGTAGCAAGACATTATCTTCAAGAACATAAAAAAACCAAAGACCCTATTAAAGATGCGGCAGAGAATGGCGAAATTATTTGTAAAATTCTAGATCAAATATTAGATGAATCTTCATTAGACCGTGTATGGATTACCCAATTCCATAACGGAGGACATTTTTATCCTACAGGGAAATCTATTCAAAAGTTTTCTATGATATATGAAGCTGTAAGTGCAAATGCTGAATCAATTCGCCATAACTTTCAAAATATACCGATAAATTTATTCAGTAAATCAATTAACAGACTTTTAGATCACGACAGAATTATTATTGTAGATTATAAAGACGAAGAAATACCAACTTACGGATTACGTTATTTGGCAGAAGAAACAAATTGTAAATCTTCGTATATGTTTGCTCTTAAAAACATTGACGGAAAAATGATTGGAGTTCTTTCAGCCGAAGCAACAAAACGTAAAAAAGATTTAAATGACGAAGTATACGACAATATAAAAACTCATGCAGCTCAAATAGGTGTTTTATTAGATGCTTTTTTACGAAAAAAATAAAATATTAGTTTTTAACGAAACATAATAATTATATTAAATAACAAATATAAACATATAAAAATATGCCAGAAATATTAGACCCCTCGGAAATAATGTTCCAAAGTTGGGAACCAAAACAAACTAATAGATTCTTTATGTATATTGAAGGTATTCCTTCTTTTATTATTAAAGCTGCTGCTAGACCCAATTTAACGTCAAATATAACAGTATTAGATCATATCAACGTAGATAGAAAAGTAAAAGGTAAGTCACGTTGGCAAGATATTTCTATTACGTTATACGATCCAATTGTACCTTCAGGAGCTCAAGCTATTATGGAATGGATTCGTTTAGGACATGAAAGCGTAACAGGACGTGATGGATATAGTGATTTTTACAAAAAAGACATTACTTTTAATTCTTTAGGACCAGTAGGTGATAAAGTAGAAGAATGGGTATTAAAAGGCGCTTGGTGTTCAGATGTTAATTTTAACGAAATGGATTGGGCGAATGACGGAGAAGCAGTAACTATTACGGTTACTATTACTTATGATTACGCCATATTGAATTTCTAGAAATTTTAATTTTTAAAATAGCAAAATCATTAGACATTTTGAGATTTTTCATATATATTTATATTAAAATAAAGTATA